CCGTCGTCGAACAGGAATTCCGACGCCGCGGTCGCTGCCTCGTCGAACGCCTTGGCGAATTCACCGACATAGCCGATGAACTCCCGCGTCATGTCGAGATTATAAGCAATGTAATAGACGTTCTGCGGCCGGAAGGCGGGCGCCGCCGTCAGCACCGCGTCGGCCGCGAACCCGTAGGTTATGCCGGTCCGGCGCGATTTTTCGATGACGAGCAGTTGATGCTGCGCGCTGAGCGCGATGGCGCAAGCCTGGTAGGGCAGCAGCAGCTTGACGTCGGAGAGGCCCTGGCTCACCGCCTGCTCTCCCTGAACTGGCGGCGAAAGGCTTTGCGCACGGCCCGATCTTCGGGGTCGAACCACATAGCGGAACCCTGATCGATGCTCTCCAGGAACCGGGCAGCATCTGGCAGGCCCGATTTCCCGTCCCTGGACACGAAGTCGAGATGGGGAAGCGGATGCCAGTTTCGCACGGGGATCATGTGATCGGACACGCGGACCAGCCAGGGGCGGTCCATTCGATCACGCACATTGACATAGCGCGACCAGGAACCTGCCGACCGGCTGGAGTGAATGCCGACCAGACGCAACTGGCAGGCGGTCGCGACCTGCCCCACGCGGATGGCAAGCGTCAATATGTCGTTGGCGGTGGCGGGGCCGCGCCCCGCGATGATACGCTGCAAACCCGCAACGGGACACTCCGCCGGACCTTCCGGGACGCCGAACCGATCTGTCATGTGGCAAGGCCCAGCAGCTTGGCCTTGATGCGGTCGATCGTCGCCTCGGACGCGCCTGCCGACCGGGCGGCTTCCTCCGCATCCTCCGCCGCCCGGCGCCGGGCTTCCTCCGCAGCTTCCTTCCGGATTTTGGCATCGCGTTCGGCATCGATCTTGGCCGACGACAGCAGCTCCTTCGTGGCCTTGGCCAGCAGGTGGAAATCCTTGGCCGCCACCTCCGGGTCTTCCTCGGCCGCGATCGGCATGATCATGCGGGTGCCGATGCTGGTCAGCATCTGGACCATCAGCTTGCCTTCGGCATTTTCGGTGCCGCCGAAGTCCGCCGCGAAGGCTTCCGCCACGGACCGCACGTCGCGCTGGCGCGCCGCCAGCTCGGAATATTGCTTGGCATAGCGGCCGACGGCGGAGCGGGACCGCTTGTGGCCTAGGTCGGCAAGACGCTCCACGATGTCGTCGATCGTGGCGCCGCCTTCCATGGCCTTCAGGACAGCCGCCTGGATGTCGGTCGGCAGGGATTTCAGCGACGATTTGCGGCCCATCTCACCGCTTTCCCGTCTTGTGCCGCCAGATGCCGTCCAGGCGCAGCCTGCCTTCCGCGACTTCCCGGCCGTTGGGCAGGATGGAGGCGACGGTGTAGGGACCGCAGTCGGTGATTTCGACCAGGCTCAGTTCGTGAGTCGCAAGCCAAAGCATCTGCTCCGCGACGGCGGGCCGGGGGAAGCGGTGCCCCAGGCTGGTCAGCAGCACCGTCAGGACGTCGTCATTCTCCTCGCCCCCAATGTCGTTCAGCAGATCGAGGATCGCGCGCCGGACGAGCGGCAGGATCGGTTCGGGGATCATCAGCGGACCCCCCGTTCAATGAGAATCTGGAGCAGATCCATGGCGGTGCTGAGCTGGGTGGACAGCCCCTTCACGCACGCTTCAACGCCGCTGGTGCGCTCGGCCAGATCGCCCAGTTCCTCCATCAGTTGCACGCGTGTCGGCGGATCGTCCCGCTCGTTCTTCAGCAGCTTGATCGTGTTGGCGCTGGCGGCCTGGTCAACCGTCAGCTTTTCAACGGTCGCTTTCAGCGCGTCGAAATCTTCCTTCGACGGGAATTTCTGGCGCAGCCACAGGAAGCCAGCCAGCAGGATGATCGGCGTGATCGTCGATGCGATCGGCCACAGATCGATGATGAGCTGAACCCAGTCAGGCATGGGCGATGCCCTGCTGGCGATGATGGCGGACGGACATGATGACCCCATGGAACGACGTTGAAATGCCGTTCCAGCTTTGCGCCTGGGGGGTCCTGATGCTGGGGTTCCGCCTGCGGAAGCAGGTGTCGGTTACTCGAACATATCGAGCTGGCGCGGGTCGCGCGGACGCTCCAGCGTGAGGAGCGGTTCGGCGTCTGTGCCTTCGTCGGTCTTGTTAATCAAGGTGGAGAGGTGCCGCAATGGCATACGCAGCAGCGCCGAAGCGTCCGTCCGGGACATCCTGTTCGCCCGGACCAGGGCGACGACGCCGGCCCGCCGCGCGCGCATCAGCGCATGGCGGCCCGACGGGATCGGCAGCCGTTCCCTGCCGTAGACATGCGCCATCGTCGCCGCCTTCTCCGTGCCGATGACATCGGCGAAGGGGCTGCGCGACGGATCGATCGGCACATAGATGCACTGCCCGGCAAAGGCGTCCACGATCCTCAGCGTGGCGTAGGCGCCGATATGCGCCGCCATGTCCAGCATCAGCGGCGGCCAGCTGACATGGGGGCGGGCGTCCTCCGGAATGGGCAAATCCTCCGGCCGGGTGGCGATCTGCCGCGCCATCAGTCCGGCAGCTTCCTGCCCAGCAGGCGGCGCAGCTTTCGGCCGAGCAGGCGGATGCCCGCGTCGAGTTCCGCCGTCGACCAGCAATGATGGTTCGGCAACAGCCCCAGCGCCCGTTCCAGATAATGGACGTAATGACCCGACAATTGCCCGCCTGCGCGCAACGGCCGCTCCAGCGCCGCCAGCATCGCATGACGGTCGGCCTGCAGGTCGGAATATCCCGGCGTCACCTTTGCGATCGCGGCCGTGCTGTCGGGCGCCGGCCACTCGACACCCTCCCGGCCCAGCCAGGACTTCAGTGCTTCGATCACGCTTGCGGCCTTGCGGTGGTCGAGGAACTTCAGCGCCGACGTGCCGGTCTGCCGTTCCACGAAGGCGGAGATCGCACGGTCGCCGGGATCGTCGATCGCGCCCAGCCAATAAAGCGACCACCACAGCGCCTTGATCTTGCCGATATGGGCGCGATGCCCCATCGGCCCTTTCCATCCCTTGTTGAAATGGTCGAGCAGGCGGCCCAGTTCGCCGATGGTCATGTCGGACATGCTGGCCTTGCCGATCAGCTTCGCCTGGATGTCCTTGCGCATGTCATCGTCAATGCCCTGCCGCTTGCAGGCGGCACGCACGGCGATGATGAGGCGGCGGGTGCCGGGCGGGGCGGGGCGGTTCCCGGCGTGGGCCTGCAGGGCGCGGGCGGGATCACCCATGTCTTCTCTCCCGCTTCGCCAGTTCGGCGCGGAGCGCGTCGGCCGGCACCGATGTCAGGTCGGGCACGGTGGACGCCGGCACATAGGCACGGTCCCGGCCGGGCAGCTTCACAAGATAGCCGCGATCGATCAGCGCGTGGACGCGGCGATGGATCGGCGCCTTGGACTTCAAATCCAACGCTTTCATGATCTCCCGAAAGGTCGGCGCGACGCCGTGGGCGGCATGATATTCCTGAATGACGGTCAGGGTCCGGCGCATTTCCGGGGTCATGCCAGCACCGCCTGTTCTGCGCGCAGGCGGGCCAGCTTGGCTTCGCAGGCACTGATCTGGCGCCCGATCCTCGTCTTCCTGATCCGCCTGCGGTTGAGCAGCCGGTCATATTCGCTGAGTTCGGCCTCGCTCAGACCGCGCTGCCGGGATAGCTGCTCGATCTCGGCTATCCGGGTTTCGACGACGGACAGCCTCATTCCGCTGCCTCCAGCAGATCGACCGGCTGCGTATCGCCGTCCTTCTTCTCGGCGCGGTCGATGAAGAATTCCTCGGCCTGGTGATTACGGGCGCCCAGCCAGATCAGGACCTGCCCCAGCTCCGTATTGTCGGAGATCGCGGCGATGCAGGCTTGTTTGTCGAGCTTGGTGGACATGCGGAGCAGCTCGTCCAGGCCGAGTTCGGCCAGTTCGTCGATCAGGGCATCGGCCTTGATCCCGTCATGCTTGAGCGCGGGCGTCGAAGTCCGTTCGCCGATCTTGCACCCGGCAAGGGTGATCGACTTGCGCTTCCCTTCGGTGAGCGAAGGGGCGGCTACACCCCACCAGGCGCGAAGCTGGCGGAACAGGTCCTTCGCCCGCTGATCCAGCGGGGCGGCGAATTCGTCGCGCGCGCCCTCAATCTTCGCGATGGCGGTGGCGGCGTCGAGCTTCAGTTCCTCGACCTTGTCCAGGATGTCGCGATATTCGACAATCTGGGCGACGGCCTCTTCGATCGTCTGCGGCGCTTCCAGTTTGGGCGCTTTGCGGCGTGACATCAGTATTTTCCTTCCGTGGTAATGCCGGGAGTGAGCGGCGACATGAGGGGGAGCGCGACCTGGCAGTGGTGGCATTCGGCCGATGTCCGGCCGACCCACCAATGGGAGCCGCCGCAGCCGGGGCAGCGGTTGGTTTCGGCGGGCCGGTAAAGGATCACGAAGCCGCGCTGGCCCGGCGGAGCCGGATGCGGGGAACGGGGCGCCTTCATGGCATCATCGCCATGATGCCGATGCCGATCGCGACGGCGGCGGGGCCGACCAGCAACAGCGCCTGACGGAGCGCGATGATGAGTTCCGGTTCGTGGCGACGGACGCCGCCATCCTCGAACAGCCAATCGTAAAGCGCGAGAAGCCGGGCCATCACGCGTCCTCCCGGTCGGTGTTGTTGGGACAGCCGGGACAGGTCGCGGCATATTGATGGTGCGCCTGATGCCGGGGCGGCCCCTTGCGGCGCCGGTTGCGCATGCAACTGGATAGCGGGATGGGGCCGAACAACGGGCAGGCCACGTCCTCCGCGCCGTAAGTGGCGCGGACCAGACGTTCCGCCTCGGGATAACTGCCGGCATAGCTGCGGTTGATCAGCCGGCTGACATAGCCGCTCGACTTGCCCAGCCGCTCGCCGACCACGCGTTGGTTGGTCCCGTCGCAGGCACTGGCCAGCAGGCGCACCCAGGCGGGCATGTCGGCGCCCCAGGCGATGACGGCACGTTCTTGGTTCGTACTGGAGGTATTAAGAGGCATGGTGAATCACCGAGGGTAAAAATTTTTGGGAGGGGGCGAGGGCGAAGCGGGCGCCGCTGTTGCGGTCGATCAGGGCGACCACCGTGCGGCCCGCATATTCGACCGATGGATGCTTGGGCCCGCAGGCGCGGCCGAGCCGCCATCGGGGCTGATCGTCGCCGGGTCGGTCGGTGCGGACCAGATAACCGGCGCGGGTCAGCTGGTTGAGGACGCGGCGGGCGGCGGCTTTCTCCACCGTGGCCGCGAAGCAGACTTCGACCAGGTCGAAGGACCGCATGACCCGGATGGCTGACCAGATGCGTTGACGGGTTGATCGCGCCGCCGGCTCGCGCGGGGGCACGGGTACGGCTGGCGGATCGCGGAGGGCCTTTGCCCGCTGGGCCATGGTGTAGAGCCTTCGATCGGCGCTCTGCTCGACCAGTCCGGCGCCATGCCAGCGGTCAAGAAGGGCAAGGGTTTCGTGGAGATTGAGCGAGGGGCACCTGGCCGGTCCGTTGCCCAGGACGATGTCGGCGACCGACAACGGACGTGGGGCGAAGCGCAGGGCCGTCCAGGCCGCAAGTTCGGGATCGCGCATGCGCGGCGCCGCGACGAAGTTCATCGCGCCGTCCTTCCCAGCCGACCGGCGGGCATCACGCAGCCTCCAGGCGGCGGACGGCGACGTCGCCGGTCATGATCGGGCGGTTGCCCCACCAGCCGCTGTCGATCCGGGGCTCGCCCGCTTCCGCCGCCGCGCGCTGCGCCGCCTTCAGGTTGACGACGATCCGGCGGGTGATGCCCTTGCAGCGGACCTGGAACAGTTCGGCCAGATCGTCCTCGACCCGGACACGGGTGCAGTAGTGGTCCCGCAGCTTATAGGCGTCGGCCAGCGATGCGGGCTGCGCGGCGGTGGCGACGACGATGCGGTTGTGGAACCGTTCCCATTCCTTCAGCTTGGACGGCAGCGCTTCCTCGCCGATCATCATGATGGCGATGCCGGTCGCGTCGTGAATGTCGCGGATGATCTCGATCGACCGCTTGTTCACGAGATAGTCCGTCTCATCGATGATCAGGTCGCGCGGATCGTGGTTCAGCTGGTCGACGATCTGGCGGAGCATCCGGGGCGCGGTCTTCTCCCACCGCGCGATGCCCAGCTCTTCGGCGATGGCTTCCAGCAGGGAGCGTTGCGACCAGACGGCCTGGGCGGAAATGTAGGCGGCCCCGGTGCGCGCGGCGGCGAAGGCGGCCGACACGGTCTTCCCGAACCCGGAGAAGCCGTAATAAAGGCCCATGCGGGGCGCGTCGGCGCCACCGTCCTTGCAGTCCAGCAGGGTGCGCAGCGCCAGGCTCATATTGGTCAACTGGGCGTGGCCCACCGGGCCGTCCCCCAGATCGAGCCGGGGCTGGGTGGCAAGATGGTTCATCGGCGTTTCCTCACGTTTGAATGGCTGTTGAAAGGCGGGTGTCATGCGGCCCCCTGGCGGCGTGCGGCCGGGGTCGGTGCGGTGGCGCCGAAGTGCGCGGAGATCATTTTCTCGGCGCGATATTCGGGCGTGGTGGCGTAAAGGCGGGCCCGCTGCAGCGCGTCGGCATCGACCGCTTCGCCCCGCTCGGCCGCGAAGATGATCGCGTCCGCCTCCGCCATTTTCTCGGCGGGGGATTTGGCGACCGGGATGTTGGCGGGCGCCGTCCTGGCCAGTGCCTCCTCCAGCCGGGACTGGTCCGGCAGTTGTGGGGCGGGCCCGTTCGCGATGCTGTCCATCGCGGGCGTGGCGTCGGCCCGCGATGGCATCGGCAGATGGGCCAGCTTGCCGGCGGCCTCCGCCTCCCGGCGCAGCAGCTGTTCGCGGGCCTTGTCGATCGAAAAGGCGCCCTGCTTCTTCTTCAACTCGGCGCGCTGCTCGGCGATCCAGGCATTGAACTGGCGGCGGGCGGCCAGCGCATATTGCTGTTCGGACATGCCGCTGCGCGCGGCATCCACCGCCGTGTCGACATAGTTGCCGTTCTCGTCGAAGACGAAGATCGCGCCCAGATCGTCCTCGTCCCGGCGCAGCGTGACGCGACGGTCCATGTGGGCGACCAGTGCGGGCGCCCAGTAGCGGCCGTTCTTCCACCGGATGCCGCGCTTGCCGACCGTGGCGTGGCCGACGAAGGCGCTGAGCGCGATCTTCAGCAGGCTTTCGCTGGGCGCGGCCCGGCCCGGCGCGGGGGAACTTTGCCACTTGGCCATGGGCGACATGCCCAGCGAGCTGTGCGCCCGCTGGTGATATTCGCCGTCAACCCACGCATCCAGGATGCGCTGTAGTTCCTCGCTGTCGATCGCCGCTTCGATGACGGCGCGGCCCTTTTCCTTTTTGGCGCGGGCGCGCAGCTGTTGGGCCTGGGCGACATTGTGCACCAGGA